CAGATGATAGATTTAAATTAAAGCCAATCCCTAGAGATGAAAAAATAAGACAAGTGCGTCACTTCAAACCTGAGACTATCAAGAAATACAAAGAGATGATAAGACGTGATATTGCGAAGGGTCTTATTCAACCTGACCAGTTTAACAATAAAACTAAGAAAAAATGACAGTTATTGTTAGAAAGGTATCTGAACGACTAAAAAAGGCACGTGAGAATGCCAAGTTGCACAGAGATTATTTAATACATCAAATAAGAGAAGAGGAGAAATCTAAATGCGTAGAAATTCTAAAAGAGAAAAAGTATGGAAGTACATACTCAAAAACAGACTTGCCACACCTAAAGAAGTAGCAAAGGCGTGTAAGGTATCGTACGGCTACGCTTTGAAACTAATTAATGATTCGGGTACACCAAAAGAAGTTATCATACAAGAATCCAAACCACCTGTCCGCTGTCAGCTACTCAGTGAAGCATCGAGCCTCACGGCTACAGATCGTAATAAAGACTATGGTGACGCTGTAGATAACCACGAACATATTGCCCGCATTTATAATGCTATCACAGGACAACGTCTTACAGCACGGGACATCACCTTGGTACACCAGGCAACGAAGCTAGCACGACGACAAACGAGTCCATTAAAGAAAGATCATTACGTGGATAATATGGCGTATGTCGGTATCGAATACGAATGTGCTGTAAAGGAGAAGAATAGTGGACTTAATCACTCTTGATTTTGAAACATACTACAACAAAGAGTATTCTCTAAAGAAACTGACGACAGAAGAATACGTACGCGACCCTAGGTTTGAAGTGCTTGGGGTCGCTATTAAAGTTAACAACGGAGAAACGGAGTGGGCAAGTGGTACACAGGAACAACTTAAGACGTTCTTACAAACATTCGACTGGGATAGGTCGATGGTATTGGCTCACAATACTATGTTTGATGGTGCTATCCTCTCTTGGATATTTGATATTAAACCTCGTGCTTATACTGATACAGTATGCATAGCTAGAGCTGTAAATGGTGTAGAAGAGAGCGTATCATTAAAAGCATTATCAGAGAAGTATGGTGTGGGTAAAAAGGGTGACGAGATACAAAACACTCTTGATAAACACAGGCAAGACTTTACTGACGAAGAACTGGAGCGATTAGGTGACTATGCTGTCAATGATGTGGACTTGACATATGACTTGTTTACGATCATGGCGAAGGGGTTCCCAAAGAAAGAACTCAAGCTTATTGACTTGTCACTACGTATGTTTGTAGAGCCTATTTTGGATCTGAACTTAGACTTGTTAGAAGATCATCTTAGCCAAACACGTCAACGTAAAGAAGAGCTTTTGATGGACGCTCATGTATCAAAAGAAGTTTTGATGAGTAACGACAAGTTTGCAAAGCTACTTGCTGCATATAACGTTTCACCTCCTAAGAAAATAAGCCCTACCACGGGTAAAGAGACATGGGCTTTTGCTAAGTCAGACGAAGAGTTTAAACGCTTGATAACACATCAGGACGAGAGGGTTCAGTCACTTGTTGCGGCCCGGTTAGGTAATAAAAGCACACTTGAAGAAACAAGAACACAAAGGTTCATCGACATAGCGAAACGTGGCTTATTGCCTGTACCCGTTAGGTATTACGCGGCACATACAGGGCGTTGGGGTGGTGACGATAAGATAAATCTACAGAATTTACCAAGCCGTGGTGCGAACGCAAACATGCTAAAGCGTGGCATAATTGCACCACATGGTTACTCTATAATAGACGCAGATTCGGCACAAATAGAAGCAAGAGTGTTGGCTTGGCTCGCTGAACAGAACGATTTGACTCAAGCATTTGCCAAGGGCGAAGATGTATACAAGAAAATGGCGTCACGTATATACGGTGTAGCGGAGAGTGATGTTACCAAAGACCAAAGATTTGTGGGTAAGACCACGATATTGGGTGCAGGATATGGCATGGGGGCGCAGAAGTTCCAAGACCAACTCAAGACGTTTGGGTTTGACATGGAGCTACATGAGGCGCGACGTGTTATAAAGATATACAGAGAAACAAATCATCAGATAAGCAAACTATGGCGTGATGCTCAGTTGTTCCTGAAAGATGGTAACACATTTGGTTTGTATGGTGTTTTGTTTGTAGAAGATGGTAAAATACTCCTGCCCTCTGGACTACACTTACGCTACGACGATCTACGATTTACCACTACAGATAAAGGTGTGGAGTTTGATTACAAAACAAGAAGAGGACGCACTCGCATATATGGTGGTAAGGTAATAGAGAACGTGTGTCAAGCGATAGCTCGTTGCATTATTGGTGAACAAATGCTACAAATAGCGAAGAGGTACAGAGTTGTCCTGACAGTACATGACAGTATAGCATGTTGTGTTAAGGACGAAGAGGTGGACGAAGCACAGCAATACGTCGAAGAATGTATGCGTCAGCCACCAGAATGGGCAGAGGGTTTACCAATAGATTGTGAATCAGGTAAAGGCAAATCTTATGGAGAATGTGATTGAGTATAGCACCTTGGTCGTATAGTAGAATTAAGGCGTTTGAACAATGCCCCAAACAATTCTACCATATGAAAATAGCCAAAGATTATAAAGAGCCACATACAGAGGCTATGCGTTATGGTACAGAGCTACACGCTGTAGCAGAAGACTTTATAAGTGATGACACACCAATACCAGATAAGTTTGCTTTCCTCAAAGGCCCCCTGGAAGCACTTAAGCGTAAGCAGGGTGACAAGTTTACAGAGATGCGTATGGGTCTGACCGCAGAGCTTGAGCCTTGTACGTTCAAGGACAAGAACGTGTGGTGGCGTGGTATAGCAGACTTGGTAATAGTTGACGAGGCAAAAGCATGGGTGGTAGACTATAAGACTGGACGAAGTGCAGAGTATGCAGATAAAGGACAACTGGAACTTATGGCTATGGCTACATTTAAACACTTCCCTGAAGTAAAACAGGTTAACGCGGCTTTGATGTATGTCATTGCTAAGAAGTTCATAAAAGCAAAATACACGATAGATATGTTGACAGACCTATGGGATAAATGGTTAGCTAGTTTTAATCGTATGCAAATTGCACATGATAATGACACATGGAACGCACGACCCAGTGGATTATGTCGTAGACACTGCGCAGTTATAGAATGCGTATACAATGGGAGTAACTGATGCCGTATACTAAATCACCTAGACCCTACAAGAAAGAATATCAACAACAGAAGAAACGTGGCGAACACCCTGATAGAATGGAACGTCAACGTGCTAGGAGAGCCTACGACAAGAAAGGTATTAATCGTAAAGGCAAAGATGTGTCTCATAATAAGATGTTAAGCAAAGGTGGTTCAAACAAGGATGGCACAAGGCTAGAAAGCCCATCAAAGAACAGGGCAAGGAACGGACAAAAGAAGAAAAAGAAATGAAAAAGAAAGACCCTAAAGTCGGAACAGGCAAGAAGCCAAAAGGAACAGGAAGGAGACTATACACAGATGAAAACCCCAAAGACACAGTCCCTATTAAATTTGCCACTGTGGCAGATGCCCAAGCAACTGCTCGTAAGGTTAAGCGCATTAATAAACCGTATGCTAGAAAGATTCAAATCCTTACTGTGGTGGAGCAAAGAGCCAAAGTCGCAGGGAAGCCAAGGCAAGCCGCCATCGCAAAAAGAGCAAAGCAAGAACTCAGAGCCAAACACGAAGCGAAAAAGGGGGCGACCAAGAAAAAATGACTAGACAGATACAAAACAAACTAAAGAAGGTGGTGAAGGGTCTAAATAAAGCGTCGAAGACTCATGCAAAACAAGCAAAGACGATACAATCTGTATTAAAAAAGTCCAAGAAGAAGACTAAGAAGTAAATATAAAAATGAGAAAGAGAAATGCAAATAATAGACAACAAGGCTTTACTGTTACGGTTACGTGACCCTGACAAAGTCATAAATGCTATACCCAAAAGCAAAGCTGTAGGAGACAACCAAGTGGTTGTTAACTGGGGTTTGGAAGAGGCAAGGAGCCTGAATCAGCTAGGTATAAAATCGCCATCACCCATAGAAGCAAAATACACATGGACAGGACGATACAAACCATTTGACCACCAAGTTTCGACAGCATCATTCCTTACCTTACACCAAAAAGGATTTTGTTTCAACGAACAAGGTACAGGGAAAACAGCGAGTGCTATATGGGCATCAGACTTCCTTATGAAACAAGGCGTAATAAACAGAGTGCTTGTAGTATGCCCGCTCTCGATTATGGATAGCGCATGGCGTGATGACTTGTTTACATTCGCCACGCATAGAACTGTATCAGTGGCACACGGGTCAGCTGATAAACGTAAGAAGATAGTGCAAGAAGGCTCAGACTACGTGGTGATAAACTACGATGGTGTAGGTATTGTCCTTGACGAGCTGAAAAAAGGTGGGTTCGATCTAATTATTGTGGACGAAGCTACGCACTACAAGAATGCCCAGACAAGGCGCTGGAAGTTATTACGTCAGCTAGTGCATGATAACACGTGGCTATGGATGATGACAGGCACACCAGCCGCGCAGAACCCTACAGACGCATACGGGTTAGCTAAACTCGTAAACCCATATAAAGTACCAAGGTTCTTTGGTGCATTTAAAGACATGGTTATGTTCAAGGTATCTCAGTTTACATGGAAGATACGTGCTGATGCCACGGACATAGTATACAGAGTTCTCCAACCTGCCATACGATTTACTAAGGAGGAGTGCCTTGATCTGCCTCCGATGATATATACTAAAAGACAAGTGGAGCTAACAGCACAACAAAAGAAGTATTACAAAGAACTAAAGACAAAGCTTGTGTTAGATATAACAGGTGAGCAAATCACAGCAGTAAACGCGGCTGTAACTCTTAACAAGCTATTACAAATATCAGCAGGGGCTATATACACAGACGAAGGTGATGTATTAGAGTTCGACATTAATAATAGATATAAAGTGTTACGAGAAGTCATAGACGAATCTAGCCAGAAAGTCCTTGTATTCGTACCTTTCAAACATGCAATAGATATACTAACAGATAAGTTACGCTCAGAAGGTATAACAACAGAGGTCATACGTGGAGATGTGCCTGCACACAAACGCACACATATATTTAAACAGTTTCAAGAGGACGATGACCCACAAGTACTTGTGATCCAACCACAAGCGGCAGCGCATGGTGTCACGTTAACACGAGCTAACACAGTAGTATGGTGGGGGCCAACTAGCTCGCTAGAGACATACGATCAGGCAAATGCACGTGTACATAGGTCAGGGCAGACACATAAATGCACGGTTGTACAACTACAAGGTTCTGATGCAGAAAAACACGTATACAGACTATTAGATAGAAAAATAAACGTACACACAAAATTTATAGAACTTTACAAAGAAGTACTTGACTAACACACTTTTTACTACTATATGTTACTATATACTAAGAATAGGAGAGAGATATGGGTGACAAAATAACACCTGATAAGTTGGCAAAAACGTATCTACGTATACGAGCAGAGAGATCTATGCTGTCAGCCAAGTATAAGGAAGAAGATGGCAACCTTATACGGCAGTTAGATATAATAAAGCAGGCAATGCTAGATCATTGTGAAGATCACAATGTAGAAAGCGTGAGAACTTCTGAAGGATTATTCTTTCGTTCAACTAAGAAGAAATACTGGGTTAGTGAATGGGATGCAATACACAAGCTTATTGTGGAGGAAAATGCACCTCAACTACTTGACAAACGTATCAATCAGGCGAACATGAGAGAGTTCTTGGAAGAAAATCCTGATCTTAAGCCAGAGGGATTAGAGATTGAAGAAGAAGTAACAATTTCTGTGAGGAAGAAATGAATGAACCTTTTGTAACAATAGAGGACGTAGCTAAACACTTTAGCGTGTCTGTATCGACTGTTCGTGCTTGGGTAAGTCAGAAACACATACCTGAAGATACTTATGTAAGAATAGGTAAGACTCATAGGTTTCGTCTTTCAGATGTAACTGAAGCACTGACGAAAACATCTAGTAGCCGTAGCGAAGAAACAGTGAACGAAGATTCACTAGCTGAACTAGATGAAGACTTATAATATAGAGAGAAGGAGAGAAAATGGAACAATATATTATAAAAAACGTAGAGGCTTTGTGGCCTAAGATAAACACAACTTACCACTTTGATAGCAAAGCAGGTAGGTCTGTAACATGTGATGCCACGGCTGATGGCGCAGAGTATTCTATACAGTTTCGTATGGATAATGCTACTGCCAAAGACTTATACTTTGCGATGTCTGAAGTATACCAAGCCAATAGAAAAGACAAGTGGGCAGAGAAGTTAGAGCGTATGTTTGTCAAAGATGACGAAGGTATGTTTACGCATAAGGCTAATTTAAAAGGTGCGTATAAGAATCAAACCACCGCTAAACCCATACAGGTTGATGCCAAGGGTAACAGATTACCCGCAGACTTCTTGTTGACCACAGGTAGTACAGTTAATATAGCTGTATCGTTTGTTCCATATGACATGGGTGGCAAGCAGAATGTTTCACTGCGTCTTAGAGGAGTACAGGTTATAAAGTACATACCTTATGAAGACAAAAATCCATTTGAAGAAACTGATGGATATGTGTTTGAGGCGAAAGAGGATAATCCTTTTGATGCAGAGGATACTGAAGTAGAGGATGCTGTGGCAGAGCCAAAGAAAGTTGCTAAGAAGCCCTCCCCTCCCACCAAGGATGCTGATGGCAACTTGAGTTCTATCGTTGACGATTGGGACGACTAATAGAACTACACCACGACTAGGCTTTTGCCGAAAGGATAACGTGCCGTATCTTGTCGTGGTGTCTTCGGCACAAGGTGGGAAAAATGGAAACAAAAAAATTTTTAGAGAAGGTTTTAGGTGATGGATATTATTCTGTACTAGGTCTTGGGGATAAGAAGGTACAGAGCTTCCATGCAACTATAGACGATGTAATAAGCAGGGCTAACGAGTTAGATGCTCAAGGTATAAATGCATACTTTGGTTTAGCCACATTCGAAACAAATAAAGATAGACGGGTAACAAATGTAAAGAGTTTAAGTTCTTTTTACTTAGATTTAGATTGCGGTGTGGGTAAAGAATATCCCGACCAGAACACAGCTTTTCATGACTTAAAAAGGTTTGTAAAAGCAACAGGATTACCTCGACCCATGTTAATTAACTCTGGGTATGGGATACATGTGTACTGGGTTCTTAACGATAGTGTGTCTTATGCTGAATGGCTACCTGTAGCGCAGGCGCTGAAAGATGCATGTATACGTCATAACTTGTCAGCAGACAATGGTGTAACTGCCGATGCTGCACGTGTGCTTAGAGTTCCTGGAACACAGAACCATAAACGTGGCACACAAAAACCTGTTATGTTCTTTGGTACGGGTGAGTTTCGTAGCGTAGAGTTTGACGAGTTCTCTAGGCTTATAGGTGCAGAGGGCATCAGTATACCAACTAAAGTAGATAACGAAGAGAACGCTTTTAAGAAAGCCATGATAGAGAACTCTGAGAACAGCTTTAAAGTTATACTTGACAAAACTGTAAAAGGTGTTGGGTGTGAGCAGATTAAGAATATTATGGAGAACCAACAGGATATAAGCGAACCTTTATGGAGAGCAGGTTTATCTATAGCCAAGTTTTGTAATGACGCTGACAAAGCTGTACATAAGATGTCTGAAAGACACCCAGAATACAATCAGTATCTGACAGAAGAGAAAGCAGACCTTATAAAAGGTCCGTATACATGCGCTAAGTTTGCAGAAGAAGACCCAACCACGTGTTCAGCTTGTCCTCATTGGGATAAGATAGCGTCACCGATAGTGTTAGGTAAAGGTATAAGGAAAGCACCTGCGTCAAAGGACATACCGTTATACCCAGAGCCGTACTTTAGAGGGGCGAATGGTGGTGTGTACATGCGTTTTAAAGACAAAGATGGTAACATAGAAGACAAAGTGATATACCAAAACGACTTGTACGTAGTCAAACGTATCATGGATGTAGAGGTGGGTGAAGCTATTGTCATGCGTTTGCATCTGCCTCAAGATGGTATAAGAGAGTTTACAGTTCCGTTGACTTCTGTAACATCTAAGGAGGAGTTAAGAAAACAACTGTCTATGCACGGCATAGCTGTACTAAGAATGGATGATATAATGGCATACACAACTACATGGGTAACACAATTACAAGCGAAGAGCGTGGCAGAAGAAGCTCGTAGACAGTTTGGGTGGACAGATGACGATTGCGGAGGTTTTGTGCTTGGCAGCGAAGAGATAACAGTAGACGGGGCAAAATTTAATCCACCCTCTACACCCACAGCAAGTTTGTTCCCGTCTTTTGAACCCAAAGGTACGTTGGAGGATTGGAAAGATACAGTAAACTTTTACAATCGTGATAATTTTGAACTGCATCAGTTTGTTCTGGGTACATCTTTCGGATCTCCACTGATGAAGTTTTCCCCCATAAACTGCGCTGCTTTACATATATACAGTAAGGAGTCAGGTGTGGGTAAGACAACCGCTATGGTAGCAGGGGCATCGGTGTGGGGCAGTCCAGAAGATTTGATTATGCATGAGCGAGACACGTATAACACTAAGATGAACAGAGGTGAGATATACCATAACTTGCCAATGTATATGGACGAGCTTACAAATACTTCAGGTAAAGAGTTGTCTAATCTAGCATACCAACTAACTGGGGGTAGACAGCGTGGACGTATGTCAGCAAGCAGTAACGTGGAACGTCACAGAGGCGAAGCGTGGAAGCTACTGGCTGTGACTACAGGTAACACAAGCATGGTAGAGCGCATAAGTATCATAAAAGCCATGCCAAAAGCAGAAGCACAGCGCATATTGGAGTGTCGTGTTAGCCGAATGCAGTTTGAGACAAAAGAAGAAACAGATGTGTTCAGCACCTGTCTACAAAACAACTACGGACACGCGGGTAAAGTTTTTATAAAACACGTCATGGAGAACCTAGAAGAGGTACAGAAGCTGATACGTCAGGTACAGGAGAAAGTGGACGCTAAAGCAGGGCTTACAGCTGAGAACAGATATTGGTCAGTGCTTGTTGCTTGCACGTTGACGGGCATCATACTGGCAAAACGTTGTGGTCTGGTGCAGTATGACACCAAAAAATTATTTCAGTGGGCTGTAGAACGTTTGAAAGAGAACAAACGTCAGGTCGAGGACATGAGTATATCTGTAGAAGAGACACTCAACGACTACATACACGAACATTGGAGCAATGTGCTATGGATAAAAAGCACAGAAGACCTGCGTAAACAAGAGGGTGACGTGGCTAACCTTGTTATACCTGAAGCTTTACCAAGAGGTAAACTTGTAGCCCGATACGAGACAGATTTGAAACGTGCATTTCTTGTACCTAAACCTTTGAAGGCATGGTGTGGTGAGCATCAGATAAACTATAACTCGTTTCTACAAGACCTTACAACTAAGCTAGGGGCCACAAAGACTAAGATGCGACTCAGTAGAGGCACACACATGAACTTACCACCTACATGGGTTATACAAGTTGACTGTTCTATAAACGATGAGATTACGGCAGGGAATATTAAAATCGGATGATTTAAACCCTGATGGAGTACGAATAGTCGTAAACTGGGGTAGTATGGTGGCAGGTTCCTCTGTGTTTATCCTCTGTGTGAACGTTCAGGAGGCAGTAAAACAAATAAAAAACGTAGCAAAAACAAAAGGTTGGGACGTAGAAACGCATGTGCGTGTAGAGGATAACAAATTAGGTGTTCGCATTTGGAGGATTTTGTGATAAATGTAGGGTGACAGGTTATGCTTGTCACTCTCTTTCTCTTATGTGACCATCTTCGGGTGGTCACCTTTTTTAATCAAAGAAAGTATAATCATTGTCAAACTGCCCTTCGTGCAGTGTTATTAAATTCTTATTTGTAGATGATATCGACACCCCGTTGTGCTGTCGTATGTTTTTAGACTGTTCTATATGCCTTTTCATAGACCTTACTATAGAGTCTACTGTAATCGGTGCTAGAGGATGCCGTTGATTAAAAGCTACTAAATCTTTTAGAGCCTCATTCATATGCGCTGAATTACCTGTGCGGGCAGCGATGTAATAACGTTTTAATATTTTACTTCTTTTCTTATTGATGGAGGTATCTATATTTTTCTTTATATTATTTTTCTCCATAGTGTTTGTATATTCAACGGGAGGAAAACCAAATAGTATACCTGCTAAATCTCCACCTGTAACGTCATCAAATATAGGGTCTCCTCTTCGTGTTTCATATCCCACTTCTGATAACCTGCCACCTAGGGGAGAAGGCACGACTTTAAATATGTTTGCTAGACCTGGAGGTAAAAAGTTTTCTATACTACGTTCTAATTCACCTTCATTTGCATCCTTAAAACCTTGTTGTATTCTTTTAGCAGTGCTATAGGCAGGGCCTCCAAACATGAAGAACAAGGATTCTTCTAAAGAAGCGTCTCTATTGTATCTATTTTCGTTTAGTAGAAGACCCGTTAGTCGTATTCTGGTAGCCACATCTACACCTGTTAACGAGTTTATAGCTCCTTTAAATCCTTGCTCCCCTACATAACTACGTACAACAGAGTCAAAATCTTCTTCTTCATCATCTAAAAAGAATAAGTTAGCTATAACCTCAAACGCCCCATAGAGCGGTATACCCTGTATCCCTGCAAACAATAACGCACTAGCATGAACTCCTATTAACTTGTTACGAGCTATCCTCTTAGCGTTAAGCCTCTCCGCACGTTCTTGCGCGGTCTCTCCTTCTGTAGGGGCAAACATGTTATCTAGATACTCTTTACTTGTCTGCATCATGGTGGTGTACATACGTATGCCGTAGCTCTTGTACATCAAAGCTACACGCCCTAACCCCTGTTGCGCCCAGCGCGGTGCGGTTTCTAATACAGCACCTCCGTTCGTTTCTTGAGTCTGCCGTAAAGCCTTAAACGCGGCTTCCTCCTCACTTAACGTACCATCCTGCAAAGCTAGGTCATACGCAGCCATCAATGTTACTTGTCTGTTTAGTCTTTCTGCCTGATTAAATGGTATAGCTGATATGGCTACTAGATTATTTGCCAAGGACCGCCAATCACCTGTCTTTCGTCTCCCTGCCTCGTCAAGGCCCAGAGCGTCCATCATATATGATCTTGTTAACTGCCCTCTGGACTGCGCTACTTTTACAAGCATAGCAAACTTTTTTAGGTCTTGAGCTTCTTCAGGAGATACTTTTAAATCTTTCTTTAACACGTATTCTCCCTCAATAACTTCAAAATAGTTATCTATAGAGTTCTTTGCGTTGGCTACACGTCGATAGGCGTTAGCTATAGCCTTACCTGCCTTACCTAATCCATATTCTGCTCCTAGATAAGGGTAAACAAACAAAGGTATTTGAGATAGGTTTACTATAGCTGATGAAGTATTAAACCCTATGGTATATAGGAAAGCCCCTTGGTTAGCATTTTTAAACCATTTTTCTAACTCTTTATAATTTGCGCCTTGCCTTGCAAACTTAGATCTTTTCATTAGTTCACCCGCAAGATTTTGCATATATTTGTTACCTTGGTTCTCTTCGGCTATTTTAGCTATGTCAGCCTCTATACCTGAAATCTCAGCGCTATATTGTAGTTTGACTACGTCTCTACCTAGATTAAACCCTTTAATTCTAAATGCCTCTAACATGTTCTTCCCATGTCCAGGGTTACCTGTTCTACGTTGAAGTGATTTAGCATAAGACGTTTCAGGTAACGCATTTATAAACAACTCTCCCACACTTTCTTTTAGGGCTTTAGTCTTAGTGTCGCCTAACTTACTCTGATCTATTATATCCATAACCTGTCGTACAAAGGAAGTTGGTGGAGCATTTTCTCTTATATACTTGTTAAAGTCGGATTGTGTATCGGTAACTTGGGGTTCTCCGTCAGCCAACCCTTGCGCTTTTATTTCTTTAAGTCTTCTGTTTTGTTCATTTATTGAAGATACCATCTCTACAACAAAAGGGTCTTTGAGTCCTCTTGCTTCAGCGTCTTTTGCTATGTAAGATATTTTATATGTTCCCTGTCGTATTAAAGGGAAGTACACTATTAATTCTTTGTCATCAAATATCTTTTCAAATATATTTTTTATTTTGGTAGCAGACTTTCCATCTAATTCAGATTTTATTCTGCCGAATAGTATATCTTTTAAGTCTTTGAAGTTTGCTTTGTAGTAATCTCTTTGTGTAGTGTACACATCTTTCCACTTATCTTTTCCGAACTTATCGTTTAACTTTTTTATTATAGCCTGTTGCTTATCATACCGAGATGCTAAATCTGCATCAGTAGGGCGTTTACCTAGGGGGTCAATCTGCCATATGGTAGCTCCAAAAGTCTCGTCATAGATAAGGTCATTTAGCAAAGCCTCCATGCCAGGATTCTTTTTTAGTATACCTATGACTTTGCGTATAGCATCATCGAAATTCCTATTTGCATCGTCTAAACTACCTCTCTGCCTTAACAATGCATCGTTTAACTGAAACCCCAACCCTTTAAACCCGTTCCTGTCGGCTAAATCTCCTGCAACCAGAGAGTCAGTAAACCCTAGTACAAACTGCTGTATCCAGTTTTTTAATCTATACACCACCTCAGAGAAGCCATCTAACCAAGCATTCTTTTCAACACTATCCATAGCCTTAGTTTGTGCTTGTTTACCTAAACTTTTTAGTAATTGCCTAACCCCTACTTGATCTGATGCCATACTGAACACACCAGCGTTTCTGCTGTCAGGCGCAGGTGCTAATATAGATTCTAATAGAGGGTCTACAGTATTCAGAGCTGTATCCGTACGTAAAATATTTTGTAAAGGTACAAGTTTTTCGCCTAACAAACGTCGTAACATGTTAGCTATTATATTACCAAAACGTCGTAGAGCGCTGAGAGGCTTGCCTTTTGGTGTGATCCTTGCTAACTGCTGCCTAAACTCTTGATTAGCAAAAGCTTCAGCCACAAACTCATCTAAGTTTTTAGACCCATATGCTGTATCAATACTATCCTTTACGTCATTAAATAGTGTGTTGAGTTGTTTTGTTGTGACATTGGACGGCTGGGCTAACGTGGCAGACGTAAAAGCGTGAGCTGCTTCATGTATTAAAACATGAGGATTCATACCTCTGTCAGGATGCAGTTCTATTGTATTTGTTTTTGGGTCAAACAACCCAGCTGTGTCTTTTGGTAAATTAGCGTTCAATACAACCTTTGTAGTGCCTACGTTTTCTGCAAACAACTTTGCAAGTTTTGTTATCCTAGAAGGTATAAAATTGTTTTCGTTTCTCTTACCAAGATACTCAAGAGCTTTTTTAAATTCACCTGCTTTTAACAACGCTCGCACATCGGGGTGAAACTTTATACTCATACCAAGAACTTCACTTGTACGTATATTCAGAAAATCAGCATTAGCGTCTGTACTGTATAAGTTACCATCAGCATCAACGGCTGTTTTCTTTGTACCTAAATTAGCAAGTATACTTGAATCACTATTTATCTGTCTTGATATTTTAGCTCGTTCGTTTACTTCTGCCTGTTTTAACTTTAGTATTGTTTTGTATGCTGATGGGGCATTATCTTTCATCCATTTTACAGCGTTATTTGCTCGTATCTGCCCTGTGCCTTTACGGATTCTTTCCGCGGCTAAAAATAACTGTTCAGTTTCTGATACAGGTCCTATTCTTTTTTCCATCTTAAGAAAATCATCAGGTCGTCTGTATTTCTCTATGGGTGTGACCTTTTCTTTATACTTAACCCTGCCTGAAATGGCATCTTTCATCACCTTACCATCTTTATCTTTTTTCTTTACCAGTTCAATATCCTGCAGAATCATGTCATGTGCTATGACCTCCAAGGCATAAGCTGTATTACTGTATCTTTGAAGATAATCCCTTGCGGCTTCTGCAGGTCTGTCCTTATCTTTTACTTTTGTTTGCCCTATAGCCAGACTAATCAATGTGGCTTTATCTCTAGCGTTTGTATCGTCTTCTACTTCCTTTGTACCTTTAAAGAAGTTTTTATCTATTAAAGCATCGTCATCAGAAGCGTTTTGTTCAAACCAAGCTGTATGTTTTTGGGTTAAATCTTTTACTTTCGCCCTATCTTTTACTCGTTTCTCTTGTTCTTGCTTTCTAGCAAGTGCATCCAAAGCCTCATCAGCTTTTTTATCTCTTTGTTCTTTTGCTATCTGCGCTTTTTGGTTCTGCACACTACGTTTTACATCTGCTGCGTCGTCAATTTTTAAAGCCTTTGGTCTTTTCTTAGGATCATATTTGACAACTGTATATTTTTTACCTCCTGGTGTTGTAAGCTCTTGTGGTTCTGTCCCACCCCTTCTAATCTTGACTGCAGCGTCAGATATTGCTTTGGTTAGTTGTCCTAATAATGTTCTTCTAGCACTGTTGTATTGGTCTCTTATAGCGATAGCTTCCGAAGACTTACCGCCTTTTTCTTTTACAATTTGGTCTATTTGAGGTAGGAATGTGTCATCCAACTCTTTAAACCTAGGTTTAAATTCTTGTCTTATGGTTTCTTTTGATATTCTAAAAGGATCTGTTTCATCTACTTTATCTGAAAAAGCTTCTTCAACCTGAGCATACGCATCTTCGTCATCTATATTATCTTCTTCTACAACAGTTTTTCCTTGTTTTGTTGTATCAACAAACCCTGCTTCAGGTCCTTCTTCCTCTTTCTTATCCTTAAATACCACTTCCTTTTTTGGGGGCGTAGACTCACTTTCACCTTTCTCTCGTAGGGCTTCTAAAGCTTCTGCTTGTGTCATACCTACAGGAACATCTAGGCCATTGGCTTTCATAGCCCGTCTCATTTCAGGAGTAACAGCAAAACTTGTAGTGGATATCCCTTCTTCATCAAGCCTAGATATTAACCTAGCTGCGGTGGGAGTAACTCCTGAGTATCGTTTTACAGGGTCTTGTTCTACAGGTACGTCTTTAAACTCTACCTTCTTTTCCGTATCTTTTGGCTGAGTAACTTTAGCTCGTAACTCATTGATAGCATCTTCAGGTTTTGTATTTTTGCCAACCTTAATACCGTTCGCACGTAAAATTCTTTTTACATTATTGTTTAACGCGGGTAGAACGCCTCCTTCTATCTTATTTAATAGCTCCTGCGCTTCTGTAGTAATCCCTGAACCCTCTTTTGTTTTCGCCTTCCTTCTTTTCTCTATCTCCTTTTTAATTTTCTTAGCTTCAATTTTTTCTTCTTCAGTAAGATTCCTTGGATCTGCTTTTTCCTCTTCTAGTGTAACGTCTTTTGCTCCTTTTCCCACATTGTTAGGTCCAGTAGTTGTTCCAGTAGTATCCAATCCAGAGGCTGTAACCTCCTCAACGGCATCGGCAACATTTTTATCGGTAGGACCGCCTTCCTCGCGTTGTGTATCGTCTCCAGGGCGAGTTCCACTTCCTGCGTCGTCAGTCTCTGTATCATCTCTTACACCTCTTCTTCTTGGGGCTATCATTTCTACAATAGCTTGTACAAACCCGCCTACACCTGCGCCATAACCAAACGCTTCTTTTGATCCTTCAAATGCGCCTTGCTCTGGGTTATATATACCTCTCTCTATAAAGTTTTGCGCAACACCTGCGCTAAATTCCTGCAGTCCTTCCAACCCTGCTTCTCTAAGGATACGTCTACCTTTTGATACTATGTCTGTGGTCACTTCATCACCTACAGCAGAGCGGAAAGCTTTGAAGGTTTTAATTATTCTTAGTGGGTTTATAAGTTCTGAAGCTCCTACCACTGCACCAAGTTTAGATGCTGTAGCTCGTTCTTCTTCTGTAGCCTCTCCTTCCCTAGCCCGTTCACTAGCTTCCCCTGCCCCTGCTCCAACAGCCAAAGCCCCACCTGCTATGGGGTTTATTATAGAAGCTCCTAATATGCCTCCAAAAGACCCTAGAGCTTCACCAAACTTTCTAGGGATAGCAGTAGATATACCTCCAACCCTCTCATCAGGGGCTAAGTAATCTTGAACCACATCTCCTGCGCTCTGTATTTTTTCTCTAAGAGCTAACTCTCCTTTTTCAGGTAGTATAGTAGCCGCACCTAATGCACCGCTTTCTAGTAAGTTAGCTATACCGCTACCTACACCTTTGAAACCTTCTCCTACCTGTTCCCCTATAGTTAAGGGAGTACGTCTTCGTATTTCTTCTGCTCTGGCTCTGTACTCTTTCATTATGTCAGAGCGAGTTATTGGTTTGTCCTTTTTAGATAGATATAGTTCAACAAGTTCTTCGGTAGAAGCTCCTTCTGGTCCTTCTACCCTTACGGGCGTACCATCTTTTTTGTATATTTCATAGGTAGGCATACTACTGCCCTAAAGTTCGTTTATCTTTTAAATTAAAATCTTTTTTAGTCTCGGTATACGGTGTAGCACCTGGGTATAAGTCTTTAAATTTATCCATAAGAGCTTTCTTTTCTGCTACAAGACCACCTATAATCTCATCTCGACCTACCTTAAGTCTTTTTTCTACAGCGTCTATCTCGTTTTGTATTCTATCTATTTCAGCTTGGTTAGGTTTCTTCTTACCCATTTCTTTTTGTAATTCTACATATAACGGAGATAGTTGGAGACTTTGTGTTTGATAATAAGGGCTTTTTTGATGTGCCTCTATACCGCTTAGTATATTTTTATTTAAACTGTCTATCTGACTTAGGAAGAAGTTTTGCGTTAGCTGATCTCTACGTATGTTGTTTAATTCAAACCGCGCCCGAAGCTCCATCTCCTTAAATCTCATGGATTGTAACTTAAGTTTTTGGTCAAATACAAACTTATCTTCTGCCTTACTAGCCATTGCGTAACTTCCAGGCCCACCTTTACCTGTAGCATAACGAGCAAGCTTACTGGTCAGATCGTTAAGTCTATCGTCTACAATAGCCTCTTTTTCTCTACGTTGTGCTGGTGTTTCGTCACCTGTCACCTTTGGTGTTGGCTTTTCTTCAGTTACTGTTTGTGGTTCTATGATATTTTGAAATCCAGGAGGTCCGTAGTATTCTTGTGTAGGAGCATCAGTTGTTGTCGTGTCTCCTGGAGAGGTTTTGGAGGCAGGATTGGCACTTGGTGTAAACAACCCTGGGCTTTCTATGCCTAATAAATCTCTTGTCCCTTCATAGGCTGTTTTAGGTAAAGTAGCTATACCTTTCCCAACATCTAGAGCATATTCACCTACGGACTTCATAGTCTTAACAGGATCTTCAAGTAAAGGATTTATAGCATCTTGTCCTGCGAATGCTCCTGCAGCTCCAGCTACAGCAGATGTTTTTGGGTAATTTTTGACAAGTTTTGCTCCGTTAGATAAAAGAAATTTACCGAAATTAACGGCTCCTTTACCAACTCTAAGGGCAAGTCCCACACCTGGTATGGCAATTGCTCCTATAGCAGCTGCTTCGGCAGGGTTATTTTTAAGGAAATCAAACGCTTTTGTCCCCATTTCAGCAATTAATACCCCAGGGTCTGTCATTTCTGGGACTTCCCCTAGCACTGGGTTATTTGGAAATTGTTCTGTAAGGCTTCTAAAAGTAGGATCATTAGACCCTGTCCTATCCATACCTGACAAACCCATAACTTGGTTGCCCCCCAGAACTCGATTGCCTTCGTTAAACCCAACAATACCGCCCTGTGCTGCTTTTTGCACTCGTGGCACAGGTGCGCCAGGTATGCCTCTTTTTGCTAGGGCTTTTAGTTTACGTGGGTCTATACCTGCTAACATCTTAGCATTAGCATTTTGTCTTTTTTGTTTATTTCTTAATACCCCCGCTAGCCCCTGCACCACATCTGTTTGAGAAGGCATAGCATCTGCCATTAATTTTTCTTCATTCTTTTGGGCTATGGTTTTTGGACTGTTTTCCATTTGCATAGCAAAGTCTCTTTTAAATGCTTCTTTTTGAGATAAAATCTTCTGTGTAGCCAAAGCATCCAGTAACCCCCCTCCACCACGTCGTAGTCTAGATGTTAGCTGTTGAGGGTTTAAACTACCAAGAGCTAGTTCTCTACTTTTTATTTCTGAATCTAAACTCATTTTTATCCAAAATACCTGTCAAGAAAATCTTTTAATGTTATATCCTTACTATCAGTACCCATTAAATCATCTATAAATGCCATGACATCTGCAGACCCTCCCGCTGCACTTTGTAAGAATGATGGCTGTGAATATAAATATTCTTGTGTTTCAAGAGGTAACTCTTGCAATAAAGATTGCATAAATTGAACCGCTTTATAAGGAAAGTCCCGTTCCTCTTCAAACTGAAGTTTGTCTGCGTCTATTCCAGCTTGCTCTATACCTTGTTGGATGTCTCCAAATTCAGCTGTCAGACCTAATGCTCCTAAACCATACTTGTTCAAGTCATTTTGTACGTCTCTAGCTCTATTTTGCTCTATGTTAAACTGATCTAAGCCTTTGGTAAATGCATCGGAGTAACCCTGTCCTGTTATGGTAGATAAGTTTTGTTGTAAATTTCTATCTCGCTCTGCATCCATTATGGCTTGCCTACTACCCCCATACGCCCCTGCTTGAGTTAATCTTGTTCTATCTTCAAGAGCAGATATCTGCGACTGTCTTCTTGCTTCTTCTAGTTGAGGCGCTAATACAGCATCTAAATACGGATTCATATACTGAGAAGCCATCTCTGCTGTAAATGTGTCTGGAGTAAACGCTCCCATACCTTCTGTTGGTATGTCCAGACTACCTATACCTTCAAAAGCCTTGGTTTGTAGATCAGATGGACCTGCTGTTAAAGGACCTGTATACCCCTCGTATGGTAAGTCAGCAAGGGCTTCTCCCCTACCTAACATGTCAGTAACGTAAGGACCTGCATAAGTCGTTAGTGAGGATTCTGTACCTAATCTTTCATCATTTGTAGCCATAATTACTCCCTACGTCGGTAAAAATTTTTCTGGGTCTATCGCAGGTGCTTGTTTCTTAGTACCTGTTCGTGCCATACGCACCTTGTCCATCATTGTTTCTAACTCTTTAGCCCCTGCGTCTGAGTTACCATTACCTAAGTGACTTACAACATCCGCAGGTATAACAAACTCCCCATCACTCAAAGCGGCTGGTTGTTCATTATCTATCATAGCAGGTACTTCATCTGCCATACCATCAGTATCACCGTCTAAATATCTACCTTTTCTTAACTGAGCGATGCCTCCAGCAGCCATTCTATATGGAGAACTTGCCATAACAGACGCGGCAGCATCCGCTAATTCTTTTGCATATGGAGACGTAAACGTTGGTGTTGACGTATTAGTGGCTGTAGCTATACCTTGTGTTACAGGAACATCAGGTACAACAGATGCAGGTCTGTCTTGTCGGAAAGGATTTGCTAAGTTTAAAGCCTGTAACCCCAATGCTTGTTCACTAGCAGCGGTTTGTGCTGCCGATGTATCTCCTTCAGGAGCATAAGTGACATCAGAAAAGTATCGTCGTCCCCCACTTCCAGGTCTTCTGTTTAAATCATCTGTAAAAGAAACAGGCTCTCTAATAGCCGTATATTCTGGAATAGAACCTTGATACCCCACAGTTGGCATGTTTCTATCAAAAAGCCCTAAAGCTCCTGCTCCTGCCCCAAAAATACCACCTAGTTTTTTAAGGTCTAACTCGCCATCTGTGTATAAAAGACTCCCCACAGTTTTTTCACTAGGTAAAATGCTTTTAAAAAAAGCTCCTATTTTAGAATCTTTTTGTTTTTCTGCCACTATGCCATGCCTCCAATAAGCCTTAACAACTCATCTGTAGAGTCCTGTACTCTATTATTATACGTTCTATACGGTCGAGTAAACAATTTTTCTTGTTCGGGCGTTGCAAAAATACTACTAAAATCATAAAAATAGTCTATTTCTGCAGGATCTGGCGTTTCTACCTTTACTTGTTGTAGTCCTAATCCGAGCTGAGAAGGTAGTCCTAAGTCTAGACCTAACCCCAACCCTGCTGGAGTTGTAGTTGTAGTGGTAGTCGTAGTGGTTGTCGGGCGAGTGTTCACTGTTGTATCTGTTGTAGTATCTGTTCTCGCATCTGTCCTAGCATCTAGCGTAGTGTTACTACCAACAGGCAGAGCCTTGAGTTTTGGGGGGAAGAAACCCTGCTAATGTTAAAATGTCTTCTTGTATGTCTTTGCTTCTTATACCTGCATCTTCTAACGTCTGCACAGCTATAGCTATGTCTTCACTAGTAACAGTTTCAGGTGTTATCACAGGTTTTACAGGACTAGTACCAGGCAGTGATACGTCAGGAGGGGTATATGCAGTGGTCAAAGGTTTGCTAGTAGTAGGATCTATAGTTTCAAACTTAGCTTGAGCATCGCTTGGAAAGTCAAAATTAGCGCTACCCACTATATCTGTGGTAGCACCGATAGTGCCTGCTGTACCTCCAGGAACTGCCGCCAGAAGCATTACTTCACCAACCTGGTCAAAAGGATCAGTACCTAAAAACTTTGTAGCTTCGTTTGTCAGTCTTTGCTCAAAAAGTCCTTCAGTTGTCATCTCGGTAAGAGTTCCACCCGTAACTTTTGTAACGGCAGAAGTCACTACTCCAAGGTTGTCTTTTACTCCTGTAGCTAAAGCTAACTTACTCATAATTAAGTCGGTAAGACCTCCAACAGACCCTGCGACTTTTGCATAGTCATCAGCTTTACTTTTGATTAGTTGTAAAGCTTTTTCTTCACTACCGTATTTTTCTGCTAACGCCTTGAAAGAGTCGGTTTTTTGTAACTCTCCTGTTTTGTATGCGTCGTTTATAGTTTTTTCTATCTCACTAGCAGACTCATCATACGCAGCGGCAGAACTTGATGTAAAAGCAGCGATACCCCCCAAAACAGGGTTTAAAGCCACTAGCGTCATATCTACCATTATGTCTGCAAATTCTTGAGACCCATTCATAAACGTAGCAAGAGGGTCTCCTTTTCCAAAGGGTCTACCCAACCTGTCTACGGCTTTCCCAGTTCGTATTTCTTCTATCGTCGTTCCTTGTTTAGGTAATGCCCATGCCTGTCTTAAAGCCATCTCAGGAGATATAAATTCTTTAAGCTCATCAGACGTAGTCATAAGGTATTCTTTTACGTCTTTTGTTAGATTTTTTCCTATGTTAATAGAACCAAAAGCCCCTCTATCTATGGGGTACAGATTTTTTTTAGGGAAAAACCTATCTGCAACATCAAGCGCCATCAAACTTAACTGTAGAGGAGTACTTGTAGGAGCTGCCATGATATTTCTTCGTGCTATTTCTGCAGCTTCATCCGCACCTCTTCCGATACCTCCTACGATCAAAGCAGTCTCCTCAACACCTCCTGCCATTAAATTAACGCCTAAATCTTTTGCGGTTTCAACTAAAGGAGCATTTAAAGCTTTTTTTGTTAAAGGTGACATAGCTTCGACAACTTCTTTAGCAGAAGATAACACTTCTTGAGTTTTACTTTTTGGCTTCTCCGCAGGAGTGGTATCTACACCATACGGCTTACCACTAGGATCTGATAAATCTCTCTCTGTTATTGGAGAAAAGGGACTTTTGGGTGCGGAAGGTATGTCCTTATCTGCT